ATAAGCCATATTAAACTCCTAAATTAAGAATTACCATCACCAAACCCACGTCCTTTAGTTGTTGTGCTTTTACGCTCAGCAAACAAAGGCATATTTGGGTTGCTATTTTTCATAAAGCTGTTGTCTACAGATTCCATTTGTTGTTGAGCTTTTTTCTCAAAATAGTCTCTGCGGGCTTCAGCCATCTCTTTTGGTTTCTTGCATAAAAGCAATCCACCGATTTCTACGTTCCCATCCTTGTTAGCTTCAATTTGCAACTCTGGATAGTCCTCTGCCTTACATGGCACCCAGTGATCACGGAATCTCTGCGACACGTTAGTGTGGTTAGATTGTCCTGCGATCGCTATTGCAACCCAGTGAAACTCATAATCTGGATCTGGTGCTGGATCTGGCAAAGAGCTCGGCGGTTTGTAAACATACCGAGTTGGGTTTTTTTCGCGTGATTCTTGTTCACGATTTGTGCGGTTATTAGCCATTTTGAGCCTCCAATTTTAAAATTTCCTGAGCATACTGTTTGTGGGATAAACCATACTTCTCTGCAAGACGAGCTTGCGTAGCAGTTAGCTTAATTACTTTCTTAGCACCCGAAGAACGGGTGGCAGAAGCCACAACATTCGCAGGTTTTTTAGTCGGCTCAGCCTTAACCGGGTTAGCGCTCTTTACGTCATTAAAGACTTCTGGGAACACTTGCTTCAAGCGACCGTCGACACGATCGAAATATTCGTCTGAGCGGGGGTCTACCCCGGTAGCAACTAGTTTTTGGTGCAGCCCTAGTGCAAAGGCCGTCATTTCTTCGTATCCCGGAGATCCAAACCACTGGTTTTTTGCTTGCCAGCGCAAGGTCTTGTCATCAAGTTTGGGGGCTTCGGGAGCCGTTTGATATGTTTGTACTGCATTTTCTGAATTTTGTAAAGAGGTTGGCTTGAAATTTTTTGCACTTTCAAGTTTCATCTTTGCATCAGTCAAATTTTCTTGAGCTTCAAGCATGGCATCAGAGTCGTAAGACTCCTGTGCTTCTTTAAACTTGCGTCTCGCCATCTCCATCTCTGCTTCAGCTTTAGCCTGTAGCGTTTCCTGATATGTCGTTTCGCCTGTTTTTACATACTCTTTGAGCCTGCGGTTCTCATCCAAGATCTGTTGAGTTAGCCGCTCAAGTTCAACTTTTTCACGCAAAGCCTCTTCTTTAGCCCGTCTTTCGTCGTGGCGTGCGTGGGTGAGTTCTTTGATCCGTGCCTGTGCTCCCTTGGTATAAGACTCAATTTCTTCATCCGTTGGATCTTCAACTTCCCGCTCTAGCGGCTTGGCTTTGCGGTCAATTTCAGGGGTATCGTCCTCAATCTCAATGTCCACATCGGATTCCGCCGATACATCAATATCGATCTCGGTGTCGGCTTGCGCCTCTTCTTCTGTTTCGTGAGGAAACTTAAATTCGTCATTATCTGGCATATTTTTCTCCTGTTAAACGCGGGAAATTCCGCGTGGGTCTTCGACTGTTGCTTCAACTTGATCATCATTAATCAAGCGGAACTCTTTGCCGTGGATTTTGATCCGTGTCCCGGTATACGGACGGGTAATAACAAAGTCACCCTCCTTACACCAAGGTCCTTCTGGGAACTTCTCTGGATCATATGCGGTGGGTCCGATTTTGATAACAAACAGCACTGGGGAGGTTAGCTCCTCAACCTGCTTGGTCGAATCGGCTTTTACAAGACCACTTTCATAAGTATCGTCAGGGTCAATCAAAGCACACAGCATCCGCCAGCCTTTTGGCTCTGGTAGCGCTTTTGCTTTAACTTCTGCTGATTCGTACTCTGCATCCACTTCTGGGGCTTTTACACCCGGCGGCAGGATTAATTCATTCTCCGGAACTGCTATAGCTTCACTCATCGTTAGCCTTCTCTATGTTGTCAGCGAGGTCAATTAAATGCCGCTCTGCGTAGGCTAGACCTCGAATTACCCCGCAAAGTTCTTTATATGACGCATGGTCAATGCACTGTCCACTAGCCATGTCGTCTGTAAAGTTGTTCATGTCCGAGCGAATTTTCTCTCTAAGCGCTTGGGCAAAACTCATCGTTTCTAATTGCATGCCTTACTCCTTCTTCTTTTTCATCATCTCAAGTTGTTGTTTTAATTGCATATTTTCACGATTTTTGGTCATATCTTGAGTTATTTTTACCATCTCAAGCTGTGCTTTAGCCTCAATATCTTGCTTCTTCATGGCTAACTCATCCATCTTGGCAGCCCCATCCACCTGCAGTTTCTGCGCTTTAAGCTGTAATTCTTGTTGCTTAAGCTGAAGCTCTTGCATCTGCATTTGTAGGATTGGATCTTGTGCGTTTTGTTGGGCTTGTTGTTGAGCAGCCATGGCTTGGGACTCTGCCAATACCTGCGGTGCGGCTTCTGCCATGAGGCGGCTGATTTCTTTTTCCATCTCGTCTGGCAACTCGTCTTCTGAACTTGGAAGAGCAACGCCGAGGGCTAGTTCTATTTTGTTTCTATACGCATAACCCACGTGCTCGGCAATGTGTGCTTGCATGGCTGACTGTATAACCTGCGCCATGGGGTTCTGACCAATAAGTTGCTGTACGATGGGATCTTGCATTGCCATCTGGTGTACCTTGATATGTGCTTCGTGGTCTTGGTACGAGAATGCCTTTAAGGGTTTACCCTTAAGAACGTTCTGATTCTCTGTTACTGGGTCTTTTGGTTTCTGGTCTTCTTCCAACGGCACCAGCTTACTCGCATGCTTAATACCCAGCACTTCCAGCATCTGACGATGTAAAACTGGCAGATTGTAAATCTGTGGAGCCATCTGCGCCAATTGAATGACAGCTTGGTACTGAACGACTCTTTGGGAAAGGGTAGCCGCATTTGGGTCTGAGACGGGAAGCACTTCAACATTGCTATAGTCCGCCTTCTTCGCACGCGCCGTTCCGTCTTCTGGCTCGTAGGTGTATTCATCATCTGTGTAGTCTCTGATAATCGCAGCCAAAAGCTGCAATTCTTGCTTCATCGAATAGTGTACACGGGCTTGGACAGCCGACATTACCTTGAGCGTTCTTTCCAATATTGCCAGTGTGGTTCCTACCGGCGCTTGGTTAGACATATCGGCAATCTTCATATCCGAAGTAGCCGCAAAGCGTCTGCCTTCCTCAACGATCTTGTCCATTAACCCCGACAGAACCATCGAAGGCTCTTTGTACGGCAGGGGCAGGATGTTGTCCCGAATATTGCCACTACCCAAATCTACGTCACGGAACTCTCCCGGACTAATCGGCGTGTCATCACCCTTGATGCGTAGTCCTCTGGCTTTTAGACCACCGGGCAGGTTTGATAGGGTTCCTGCGTCAACCAACTGCCTCATTATGGATGTTGCTGACTTCGCATAACCACCGATCAGGTGGAACAAACCAAAGCCATACGCCCCATATCCAGGGATGTACTGATAGTGCACGAAGTGGTGACGCTTTAGCTTTAACGGATCTTCTTCTTTCCAATTACGGCGAATCGCCAAGACCTCGTCCGTGCCACGGATCATCGTTACGACATATGGCAGAGCGATACCTGTTGGCTCGCCGTCTTTATCTTTGTCCTCGTAGCCAGGAATATCCAAGTCAACGTGCGACTCATAAATCTCAAAGCGGTCGTCGTAGGATGCCGAGAACCCGGTCTCTTTGTCCTTGCGTTCTTGAATATCGCTTGTGAACCGGCTAGGCTCTCCTAGCTCAACGTCCCGATAAAACCCTGCATTCATTAGCTTTAACAGGTCGTTCTTGTTCTTGCGCATTACGTGGGTAATGCGGTGGCAGGTGTTAATTTCGCTTACGCCGTATGGCAGGATCACATCTTCTGCTGGGATAAATATGGATACTTGGCGCTCTAGGCTTGGGTCGTAATAAACTTTTTTGAAGGCGGATCCGGCTGACGGTAGGTTCCACAACATCTTCTCGTGCTCAGGGCGGTACTCAGGCATTTTCTCCGTAAGCTGGTAGTTCATGTCCTCTTCAACACGAGTCGCCGCTTCTTTTTTCTCTGGCGTTTCTTTACCAACTATCTGTGTACGTACGGGGCCCCTTGCCGGAAAAGTCTCCATGATGGTGTCTGACTGGAACCGCACCACCGCTTCTGTAATCATCGGATGGAACACACCACATGCGCCGTCCCATGGTTCTGTCCGCTCCTCAAACTTCAAACCTAATAACGTAATACCGTCCTTATACATCTGCTCCCAGTCTTTGCGGGAGGCTAGGTCGTTACTAATATCCTCAGCCAAATCGCCAGCTAAAGACTGAATAACACCCTCATCTAGTACGTCAGCAAGGTTCTCATTAAAGTCTTCGGCGCCTTCGCCTTGACGCATCTCAAGGATCTCTTCTCCTTCAAT